AGATTTATTTCTTCTGTATTAAGTTCACTTTCAATTATTTTACACACTTGAATATTTAAAATGGGACAAAATCCAATAAAAATTTAACAAGTTTGCGCTTCAAAGTGTAAATATTAGTTTGCTCGTTCGTCTAAACATTTATCTAATTTTATATATTTGTATTTTATTATATCTATTACACAAGACCAAAATAACGCTGGTGCTATTACACCATTTCTACATACATACCACCCTTCACTTAAAGATTCTATTAATCCTGTATGATCTAAAAATTTATCAGTACTTGTTATAAAGGCAAATTTATTGTCCAAAATGTTTAAAAAGCACGCTTTGTACCAATAGTTATCGTTATCGTACCCTTTATATTTAACTCCCCAAACATATTCGTACTCATTTGGGTTCATACCTTTATAATAGCCACTTAATTTTTTTTTTGGGAAAAACATATTTTTGTCACAATTATTTACAATAGACAGTTCAGTGTGAATTAACGGCAACGATGGCACTGAAGGTAAGTCAATTATACTTTCATAGGTCAATCCGCGAATACCAGATTGAAAATTATTACTACTATAAATTGATTGGAGACCTTTTTTTCCTTTAATTTTTAATGATAGTTCATTATTTGACAATTGTCTAAACTCTAGCGGTTGATTATTAGTATTCATTATTTTACTGCGATAAAATACGGTCGTTTCTGTTGTAATTGTGACATAAATAATTAGCACGGAAAGCTTTCAATTTTTTTTTAAAAAACTAACTCAAAATTTGTCCCATTTTAAATCTTCAAGGGTGTAAATCAATTTTTTATTTCAATTTAATTTAATTCGAAATTATATAATAAATGTTATGCAAATATAAAAATATATTTGGCGAAGTTGGAAAAGGTGCACATTCATATAGAATATTTAATATAGCAGTAGTAGATGTTCTGTTAACAGTATTACTCGCAATTATTATTCATCAATTTGTTCCAAAATACAAGTTTATTTGGATTTTAATTTCGCTATTTATTTTAGGAATTATTTTACATCGCATATTTTGCGTAAGAACCACCATTGATAAATTATTATTTAAATAATAAATAATAAATAATATACAAATTTTGTAGAATATTATTTCTTTTTGTCATTTAAAAACCTAATATAAATATATGGACAAACATAGTATATTTTTTTATATTTTTTTATTTATAATTTTGTTTTTTTGTTTAAGAATATATTATGAATCAGACGCATTTAACCTAAAATGTATAATTGCCTCAAAAGATGGCAACCGTTATTGTGTTCGTGAACGAGAAAAGTTAGAATTAGCGGCAAATCTTTTAGCAGAAGTTACACAAAAGATGAAAGATATGGTTGCTTATATGAATAAAACACACCCAGAAGACCCGCGAACAATAAGATTGGTAAAAGGATTTAATCCTAAAAAAATAAGCGAAACTTTACCTACCAGTGACCTAACAGCATATAGTGAAAATAAGGGCGCAAAATTGGCATTTTGTTTAAATAAAACAAAAGACGGAAATAAATTAATCGATATTAATACGCTTACGTTTGTCGCTTTACACGAATTATCGCATATAATGACGACATCAATAGGACATAAACAAGAATTTTGGGAAAATTTCAAATTTTTATTACAAAACGCTAAAGACGCAAAAATTTATGAACCAATTGATTATAAATCTAACCCACAAGAGTATTGCGGAATGAAAATAAACGATAACCCTTATTATGATTTGGTTTAGATACAAATAAAAATATCATATCTTTATATATATGTCTATAAGTCAACAAATATATAAAATTCATTATATGGTAAATGACGCAATTAATACGATATATGTATTTAATGCGAAATCGTCTAAAAAAGACGTATTTACCAGTGAAGACAAAAAGTATTTTAAAGAAAACAAAATTACAATTAAATACGCGGAACAACAAATACATTTAGATGATAGCATTGGTACAATTAAAATTAAAATACTTATGGAAATGCAAAAAGATAAAGACACTTCGCTCGATGAAATGTATTTGTATTATCAAAAAATCACAAAATTAGATACTACAAGTGTTTATAAATCTTTAACATTAAACAAAAAAGTAGAATTAACAAAACCCAGAATTCACCAGGTGCTATTGAACATTATTAGCGACCAAAAGGGTAACCCTTTGCCGCCACTAATTGATAAACAAGTTTACACATTTGATGATTTATTAGAATTAAAACTAGATAATAATGTTTTTAAAATAAATAATGTATTGGGTCATAATAGCGCTACTACGGTTGGATATGAATATCCGTTTATCGTCGACCCATATAATTTAGTTGGAAGTGACCAATTATACGAAAAAACCACAAGACATTCTTTATCTTCAATAAATAGTTATCTCCTTTTAAATAATACTAATATTGTTAATAATAATATATTTGTATGCTTGGCAAAAGATGTTCTTACCTATGCACAACTACATGATATACCCGAAGAACCAATTATTAAACTATATTATCCTTTATTATATCACAAAAACATAAACAATTTAGAAAATTTAAAAGAAAATGAAAGCCAATTAATAGAAAATAACAATAAATTTATTAATGAAAAAACAATACGTACATTTAAGTTAGTAGATTTATTTTATAACATATATTTGTTAAGAAAAAGTGATATCGATTATGAAAGTAAAGGTATAAAATTTATCAAAGCGGTTATAAAGCCAGAATTTGACGCAAAAATACCATTAGAAATCATTTTTAAAATAATCCACGCAACAAAGGGTGTCCCCTTAATTAAATATAACTCATCTACGCGACAAGAAAACATATATAGATTATATACAAATCAAAACGCAACAGATGGTCGAAAAATACCTTATTTAAAAAAGGCAGTAATATTTAAATTAATGAAAACTATAGCCAAAACAAAATCAGTTGCGTTATATATTGAAACAGTGGAACATAATTTTATTTGTGAATTTAATGAAAACGGGTTTATTACAGTTACTGCTGATTTTCAAAGAGTAATTTTATTAGATGAAATTGACAATTTATTTCAAAATGCCATAAATCCTGTAATTGATGAAATTAAAGGATTATTGGAACAAAGTGGGTATAAGTTTAATTCATTTCGTAGTTTAAATGATGAAAATATAGAAATTAAGCAATTAACTTATGAAACCAAACTCACAATAAATAAAAAATTAGATATAGACTCTTATAAAAGTTGTATTTCTAGTATATTCAATAACGAAACAAATACATTAAAATCATCCAAAGATATAATTTTACGATATAAAAGAGTCGCGCATTTTAATAAAGTAACCAGTCAAGAGGCGTTTATTTTAGAAAAATCCGCGGAAGGATTAAGAGGAGACCAAATAATTATTGCTCTTCTGGAAAATTTTGCGGAAGATTTAACGAAAGAAGAGGCGGTTGATTTAGTAAGAAAAGTTGCGAACGAAATACAAGTAGAACGAGGTGTAAGAAAAAGTGATATTAAAATAAAAGACAATCCTGGTTTTAAAACAACAATATTTATTGAAAAAGAAACAGGAACTGCTATTATTCGAGTAGAAAATATAAATGATATTAACTATTTGTCAACTATACCTATATATTTAGATACTATAATTCGTTTAACACAAGACAAAAAATCAACGAAATACGCAATTAAAGACATAAATGAATTATGTTCTCAAAGATTGAAAAAAACGGGCGTTGACGTTAATGTCGAAGATGATACATTTAATGATTATATTGAAGAAAATGTAATAGAACCAGAAAAACAAGAACAAATAATTGAAGAATTGCCAACTGATGAAGAAGAACAAGAACAAGAAGAAGACAAAGAACAAGAAGAAATTATCACAAAAAAACCTACTGGTGCGTTTGATTTGTTTTTTGACGATGAAGATGAAGATGAAGATGAAGATGAAGAAGAAGATGAAGAAGATATGAGTGGTGGTAAAGATACTGAAATAAATTTAAAACCTATACTTAAGACGTCACATAATATAAATAATCTTCCAAAATCGCCAAAACGCGTTCAATTTAAATTTTACAAAGAAGAACCGATTTTTGATAATAATAAAGTTGCGGGTGACCCATCATCTGACGATGAAGACCAAAATGATGATGAAGACCAAAATGATGATGAAGACCAAAATGATGATGAAGACCAAAATGATAATGAAGACCTAGATGAATCCGTAATTAAAAATATAGATGGGATGAGATTAAACAAGCCTTATTATTTTCAAACATTAATCGAAAAAAAGGACCCTATATTAATTCTTAAAGAGGATACACCACAATTTAATTCATATTCTAGAACATGTAGTTCAGATACAAGGAGACAACCCGTTATTTTAACTGATGCTCAATTAAATGATATAAATAGACAACATCCTGGATTTTTAAAAGATGAAGATGTAGTAAAATACGGGTCTAACCCAAATAATAAATATAATTATATTTGCCCACGATATTGGTGTTTAAAAGATAATACGATAATTGACCCGAAAGATTTAAAGGAAGTTATAGGTAAAGATGGTAAAAAAGAATTAATACATCCTACTTGCGGAAAGGTGTTACCTCGTAAAGAAAAAAATGTAAAACCAGGATATTATATTTATGAATTTTATCAAGATAAAGATAATAAACGCTATCCAGGATTTCAAACGAATAAACACCCACAGGGTTATTGTTTACCTTGTTGTTTTGATAAATATAATACGGCAGGTAGAATAAAAGCAAAAAAATATTGTTATGGAGAAAAAGAAAAACAATCAAAAACAAAAAAATCAGTAGAAAAAAAACAACAGCATGAAACAATAGAGGGACATAAAGAAGATTTGCGTAAAGATGAGTTGGAAGAATTGGAAGAGTTGGAAGAATTGGAAGGCGATGACGAAACAGAGATAAATGCCAATGCCAAAGAAGACGAATATATAAAAGGTCCAGATAAATTTCCACTAGAGGTTGGTAGGTGGGGTTATTTATCGTTAGAAATTCAAAAAATGCTTCACGAATCAAACATTGATTGTCAAGTAAGTAAAACAAATACGAATATAAAACAAAATCGTCCCTGTCTATTAAGGCACGGCATAGAAGTTAATAATAAACAATCTTTTATTGCGTGTATATCAGATATTTTATTTTTTGGAGTAAAAGAAACAACAGTTACTATTAATAAAATGAAAGAAAT